ATCAAAGATGATGTTAGCCAATATAAATTCTATCAAGGTATGATTATTGAAAAAGGTACAGAAAATGTATTCAATAAATTATTTGATGTTCTCAGTGCAGCCACCCAAGAAAGTTTAACACTTGACGAAGAATGGGCAGTTCGTGTGGGACAATACGGCGGCAGTGCTGCCTATGAAGAAATTGAATTTACTTTAAACGAAGAAAAATTTAAAACAAACCCACAGGCCCTTGAACTGACCGATAATAAATTAGTTGACAATATTGATTTTGTAATCAGACAAAATACCAATGACATATATTTAAAACCAGTAAATTTTACATATGACTTTTGGCCAACGTTGACAACATCTTCAAAATTATTAAGAAATGCTGGATATGTGCGATATAATGATGTAGCATTGAATGTTGATTCGTTAGCAGATTTATTATTGCCTGTTGATACTGGCACATTACCTGTAACATTAAAAGAAGGTGACTATGTTTGGACGGTGTTTGACGGTATAGATTGGAACGTCTATAGATATACTAAAATAGTCAACAACGTTGAAGTAATAGAAACTACTACTACAACAGTACAACTTGATTTTTCAAAACTTACAGATCTCGTAGTAGGCGATATTATTGGCATTGCTAATACTGTTAGTCTGAACGGTTTCTACAAAATTTCTCAAATTGTAGGAAGAAAAATAACATTAACAAATACCAACAAAGGTACTCACGATGCCGGCGACAGTAGTCAGATACTGGTTTATAAATTTGTATCTGCTAGACTAGAAACCAACATTGATGACGCCAATGATCGTCTTCCTGAAAATCTAAAAAGAAATGAGTTGTTATGGACAGACAACAATAACAAATGGACAGTTTGGCAAAATAATTCAGTTTTCTCAATAGACCAGATGGATCAAAGTTTGCCTGTTGCACAGCAAAAATTTGGAACAAGTTTTTCTATTGATGACGCTGCAAATACCATGGCAGTGTCAACTGCATCACAATCTGTGTTTATTTTTGCAAAAAGTCCTGAAGGTAATTGGGTACAAAAACAAACAATTCAACAACTACTAAATCTATCTGCAGCAGGTAATAGATTTGGATCATCGGCAACTCTAAGTAAAGACGCCAGATGGTTGTTTGTAGGCGCACCTTCTGCTACAGATGTCAAAACAAAATTTGTTGGCAATCTTCAATTTCCACAGAATTACCCACAGGGTGCAATAGTGCAAAGTGGGTTGTCGCACTGGCGAGCAATGTATAATTTAGGTGCAGACAGTGCTGTTATTACTGAATTTCTCGACGACTGGGAACCAGCAAGATTAATCGAAGCCGAGTTGTCGGGCACTGGTAGCGGATTAACCAATCAGGGCATGGTGTACATATACCAACGAGACGATGCTGGAAATTACATTTTAAATCACACCATTGTAAGTCCGTACCCTGCACAAAGTGAATTGTTCGGATCAAAAATAAAAATTACAGAAAACAATGGTGAATATCTAGCGGTAATCAGCAGCCCTGGTGTCAACGCCAATCAAGGTCGATTGTATTTCTTTAGATATGGCGATGTGTCTGTAGACAGCGGTTTCGAGTGGCACATGGATTATAACAGAGCATATCGCGGTTATCATAATCCAGGATTTGAATATAATGTCGGTGACATTGTGTATTATAATTTCAAGATATATCAAGCAATTGCACAAGTGCCAACAGATCCGTTTGAAAACAATCCTAGTTTATGGCAAGAAATAGACAACACAAATATACAATGTTTTGTTCCTAAATTGGTAACAACATTGGATATAGATGAACAAGTAATAGGCGACGGTAGTACAATTTTATTACAATCAGAAAATGTAGAATCTGTGTTTGCCGGAGACAAATTTGGTTACGAATTTGATCTATCGGCAGATGGATCAACACTGGTTGTGTCTGCCCCACACAGTGACAATATTAATTACGATGGATACAAAGGTCCGTACCGTAGTGACATGGCTTACTTTATCAGCGAAATAGTAATTTATAATGGTCAATACTGGCAATTTACAGGCCCGTATGGCGATTCGGGTGACAGTACAGCAATAGAAGATTCTACTAAAATTTTTACTGCTGGAAATTTTAATAATGACAAATGGACACCTTTAGACTTGACAGCAATTGACAAGGGTAAAGTATTTGTGTACACCTACACTCAAGACACTTTTCAATTGATTGATACTCTTAGCAGCAGAGATTTTAACATAGATCAACAGTGCCGATTTGGCGAAAGTGTTTCATTAACCCGATCTGGTAGCACACTAGCAGTGGGATCAATATTGTATGATGATCAAACATCAGATCAGGGTGCGGTGTTTGTTTTTAATTACAACAATACTTTAAATAGATTTGACGATTTACAAATTATTAAAAAGAAATATGCAGAAGTTGCTGAGCAATTTGGCAGCACGGTAAGATTTTTTGATGACGACAAATCCCTAGCAATTTTTGCCAAACGTGGCGACAGTTTGATAACAATCACGTTTGATATTAGTTTGGCCGCACCAACTACATTCGACGGAAACAACATGTTGCTAACAGACACATTCGTTGACAGCGGCCGGGTTGATATCTATGACAAATATCTAAACAACTATGTGTACGGTGAAAGTTTAAAAACTTATCTAGAAATACAAGATGACGGATATGGTTCTGTAATAGAAACATCAAGATACGGTGTGCTAGTATCTGCACCCTCGGCAACTTATAATAGTTTATTGTCTGCTGGTGCAATATGGTTGTATGACCGTCCGGGTACTAGTTACAGTTGGTCTGTTCTACATCAGCAAGCAGATTATGTCGACATTGACAAAATTAAAAAGTTATATTTTTACAATACCAACACTAATCAATTAATCAGTTACATTGATACCATTGATCCTATTAGGGGAAAAATTGCAGGAGTTGCAGATCAAGAAATCAAGTACAAAACATATTACGATCCTGCAACTTACAGTATAGGTATTGACAGTGTGATAGTAGATGATGGCGCCAATTGGACTGATAAATTTGTAGGCACATTGTGGTGGAATTTGACTCGTGCAAAGTTTCTAGATCATTACGACAGTGATGTTGCATATAGAAATACCACCTGGAATACTCTGTATGAAACTGCCAGCATAGATGTGTTTGAATGGGTGAAAAGTAAATTTGCTCCTTCGCGATGGAATGAGATTGCAGATACTGAAGAAGGATTGGCGCAAGGAATCAGTGGCCAGGCCAGATACGGTGATAACATTGTCAGTATCAAGCGTAGATATGACACACAAACTAAAAATTTCAAAACTAGTTATTACTTTTGGGTAAAAAATAAAACTACTATTCCTGCAAATATAGAGGGTCGGACACTGTCTGCATTGGCCGTAAGTCGATTAATCTCTGATCCAAAATCTCAAAATTACAAATTTGTAGCATTCGGATCAGCAAACAGTGTTCACTTGTTTAACTGCAAAAATCTGTTGTCTGCGGACAGTGTTAAATTAAATGTACAGTATTGGTTAGTGCCCAATGACACTGTAAATATTCACAGTCAGTGGAAGTTAATACGACAAGATGCAGACTGCATTGTACCGGCTGCCATTGAAAATAAATGGATTGACAGTCTTGTTGGAAAAGACAAAAATGATAGACTTGTACCGGATATCAATTTGCCAGTTAAGAAAAAATATGGAATTGAATTTAGACCAAGACAAAGTATGTTTGTCTACAGATACGAAGCACTAAAACAAGTCATTGAACGTACCAACAGCACACTACAGAAATTGTTAGTGGTTGATGATTTTGATCTAACAGATTTACAACAAACAGAAAATATTCCTGCAGCATCTAGGGGAGTATACGACAGAGTATTAGACACTGATGCAGAAATTAGATTTATAGCCACGAACGGATTACGATCTGCTAGATTGACGCCAGTGATTGTTGATGGAAAAATTATAGGTGCCACAGTAGTAGATTCTGGAATCGGATATGTTAACGCCCCGTATGTAAAGATTTCAGGCAAGGGTATAGACGCTTCGATAAAAACTACACTGGATGCACAGGGCAGAGTCACAGGGGTGACAGTATTGAACAGTGGCATAGGTTATACTGCATCTACTACACTGTCAGTGCGACCGTATAGTGTGTTGATCACATCAGACAGTCAAGCACTGAACAGATGGAGTGTATATTCTTATGACACTGGATCTCTAACTTGGAGTCGTGTAAAAAGTCAAAGTTACAATGTAACCAATTTTTGGAATTATATTGATTGGTTCGCTGAAGGATACAATCAGTTTACTCAAATAGATTACAGTGTAAATTACACTTATCAAATTCCATTGATTCAGTCAAATATAGGCGAAACTGTCAAAGTTTTCAACGTTGGATCAGGTGGCTGGCTATTGCTGGAAAAATATGCACAAGTAAACAGTCAAGATTATACCCAAAGTTATAAAGTTATTGGTCGTCAGCGTGGTACGATTGAATTTAGTTCTACTCTTTACAAACTAACCAACAGCCTACTGACTTTTGATGGAAGTTTATACGACAATGACAGTTATGATAATTCGGCCACAATCGAATTGCGTATTATTTTAGAAACATTAAAGAACAAGATATTTGTTGACAATTACAGACAATATTGGTTAGATTTATTATTTGTTGGTTTTAGATATGCACTCAGTGAACAGTCTTATCTTGACTGGCTAATGAAAACTAGTTTTATCAAAGCAACACACAATGCTGGAGAACTAAAACAAAAAGTAAATTATAACAACGACAATCTTGAAAACTATGAAGATTATATCAACGAAGTTAAACCTTACAGAACCAAAGTTCGAGAATATATCAGTGCATACAGCAAGATAGATAATGCACCGTCAATGATTTCAGATTTTGATCTACCCCAAGTATACAACAGTCAAGGAAAAATTGAACCAATAAATGTTAGATATGTTGACAACGCTGTGGTTTATAACAGTCCCCAAGTGTTGGAATATCCTTGGAAAAACTGGTACGACAATGTTGGATTCAAAATTAAATCTATAGAAATTGTCAACGGTGGTAGCAATTATATTATTCCGCCTGTGGTAAGAATTTCTGGTAACGGTACTGGCGCAGTTGCATCAGCATTTATCGCCAACGGAAAAGTAAACAGAATTAAAATTATCAACTCTGGTACAGGTTACTTATCAGCACCTACAGTGATATTAGACGGCGGCCTTGCTGAAAACGGAGTTACTGCACAGGCAGTTGCTATTATAGAAAGCGAAGTTGTACGATCTATGCATGTGTCTGTAAAATTTGACAGGACTAGTAAAAATTACTATATCACTGAACTTACAGAAACTGAAACATTCACAGGGTCAGGCAGTTTAAAACAATTTATATTAAAGTGGCCTGCTGATGTTAAAGTTGGCAAATCCACAGTGACGGTAGCAGGCCAAGAAATTCTGAGAGAAAATTATACAATAACTAAAAAATCTTCAGTGACCAGAGGATATACTGCATATTACAGTGTTCTTACTTTAAACGACGCTCCGGCCAATGGAGAAACAGTTTCAATAAATTATTATAAAGATGTTACATTATTATCTGCAGCAGATAGAATTAATTTCTTTTACAATCCTACAACAGGACAGTTGGGTAACGATCTTGGTCAACTTTTAGTAGGTGTTGATTACGGTGGTGTCAATGTTACTGGTTTAGGATTTGGTTCTGGTGCAGGATGGGATGCATTGCCTTGGTTCTCTGATCAGTGGGACGGTTTTGATGCTGCCTTTGATGATTATATAGTAACTGTTGGAGACAGTACCTATGTATTCACCCTACCTTACACTCCAACACTGGGACAAGAAATCAACATCTATGTAAATGGTTTACGTATAGATGATCCATATTTTAATCTATATGATGGCTCAACTGTTCAACCCAACGGTAGAAAATTAGCACAAGATTGGGTAGTAATGTCTACCTTTATTGGAGACGGAACAACAAATGTTATAGATTTACCTAATTTAACAGATCCTTATCCATTAAACATCAACGATGGTGACAAGATTATTTTCCGTAAGAGCACAAGCGACGGCAGTTTCTTACCTAATGAAAACGAATATGATACTATTTTACAAGGCGGAAACTTAGCATATACTACTGCCACTGGCATTGCCCCCGATGATATTATATTAGACGGTGATAATTTTGTCACCCCTGATACAAGTCATGGCCCTGAAGAATTAGTGCCTGGTCAAATTTTAGATGCAGTGGCTATCAAAGTTTATGCAATGAGTAGAGATGGCAGTGCCAAAATCAAATGGAACAACTACAAAGGTAATGGCGCTAATGTAAACTTTAGTATAAAACAATATGCTAATTCTAAACAGGCAATTGTGGTACTAGTCAATGGCATCATCAAAGAACAAAGCATTGACTATACTATTGATTGGCAAAATTCGAATATAGTGTTTGCTGTACCGCCTGTACTGGATTCAGATGTAGCGGTATCTAGTTTTTCATTCAATGGTGATGGCATTTTAGATCTTGATTATTTTGTGGGCGATGGCAGTACAATAGAGTTTATTACCAATGCCAGTTGGTCTGTTGGCGCTACATCTATAGTATTGGTCAATGGTGATTTATTAAACTATGATTTATTTCAAACCGATATCACATATGATAGTGCATATCGAGTCGGAATAAGATTTGTTACACCACCACCATCTGGTAGTATTGTAAATTATCTAATTCAGCGACAATTTTTTAGTGATGACTCTACAGAATTACAAAAAACAAGCGTAGTTAAATCTGAAACTATTGTTACAGACGGATCTACAACTGTGTATTCTTTAACAAACATTGTGGGGTTCAACGACATATATGAAAATAATGTTATAGTACGTGCTGGCCAAACAATTTTACGATCATCCAGTGCTGAATATTTTACATTGGCTAATAATAATTTAATTTATTCGTTACCACAGCATAAATTTGCACCGTATTCTTTTGCCCCAATTAATTTAAAAGTGTATCTAAATGGTGTACAATTGATTGTTGGTAGTGAATACATTTTTGATTTTAGCACAGTGAGTGTTGCGTTGACCAGTAGCAAATATATTGACAAAGGAAAATTAATTGCAGTAGTTGATACTGATGCAGAATACAAAATGACTGCCAACACTATTCAATTTGTCAACACCGTATGGCCACCCGGCACTGAATTCGAAATTGTTAGTTTTTACAACCACGACGTCATGGATATTCAACGCAAGTCGGATACTATTACATCGGCAATCAGTTTGACTGCAGGTACAATTGATTATTTTACTTTTAGAAACAAAGAAAGAGGTCTGTTTGTCTTAGACCGAGTAACTGTGTCTGATGATTTTGTCTGGGTAATTAAAAATGGTAATTTGTTAACTCACAGCGTTGACTGGAAATTGTTAGCAGATCGCAGAACAATAGAAGTTAAAGACGTATTACCCAATGACAAATTGTCAGTGATTGGATATAATCCAACGGCTGTAACAGAACAATATTCTTACATGCAGTTTAAAGACATGTTGAATAGAACACATTATAAGCGATTGAATAAAAACAAACAAACGTTTATAGTAAATGATCTATATCAAACAGACATAGGCATAACAGTTGACAACGCTGGCGTATTAGACGACCCTAATCCTGAAGGAAATTTACCAGGCATTGTGTATATCAACGGTGAACGTATCGAATACTTTGCTAAAACTGGCAATGTGTTAAGTAGGCTGCGAAGAGGCACATTGGGCACAGGCGTACCTACAGTACACCGTTCCGGAACTGATATTATCAATATTGGTATTTCAGAAACCATTCCTTACAAGGACGAACTAGTAATAGAAACTTTTGTTTCAACTGACAGCAGTAATGTACTGTACACTAACTTTGTTTCCGAGGTAACATCAGCAACTATTGATGACGGTAGTACTGTGTATACTCCTTGGTATAGAAACACTATTCCATCAAATTTTGGGCAATGTGATCAAATCGAAGTTTTTGTAGCCGGATATCGATTGAAAAAAGTTCCTTATAAACTGCATGATATCACAGTGCATTTAGAAAGTCCCGAAGGTGATGTACAATATGAATCAGAATTCAGCGTTGATGGAGAAACTTCCACAGTGAGACTGACAGCAGCACCACCTGACGATACCAAGATTGTAGTTGTGAAAAAGATTGGAAAAATGTGGAGTGATCTTGACACTAGTCTAGTGGATAGCACCAACAATATCGCTAATTTTATAAAGTCAGCGCCTGGTGTTTGGCCACTATAAATACATTAATATGAGAGCAAATTATGTTTAGCAGAGATTTTTCAGGATTAAACATCGAGGGACACATTAAGATATGGTACCCCGAATCTGGTGAAATTGCCATTAATAAACGCAATGCCATTCATTATGAAAATATGAGTGTGGCATTGGCAGACAGTATTGGCAATTCAGGTCAGGGATTCATTTACGAAATGGCCTTTGGTAACGGCGGCACTGCCGTTGATCCTACTGGTATAATTACCTATTTGACTCCTAACAGCGTTGGCACCAATGCAGCACTGTATAATCAAACTTATACCAAAGTAATTGACGATAGAGCAGTGGCCAATGTTGACCCTACACGAAATAAAATTGAAACACGTCACGTAACTGGTACTAACTATACAGATGTGTTTATCACTTGTCTATTAGACTACGGTGAACCTAATGGACAAGATGCCATTGATACCAGCAGCAATAATGAAGGCACATTTGTTTTTGATGAACTAGGACTAAAATCATACAGTGCCACCGGTCAAAGCAAGTTACTGACGCATGTAATTTTTCATCCTGTGCAAAAATCATTAAACAGATTGATACAAATTGATTATACTGTACGTATTCAGAGTTTAACCGGTCTAAGTGAGGTAGCATAATGGCATACACTATTAAATTTACTGAAACCGGTAATCCTCAAAAACCAGATATAACAGTTGAGGATCAAACTCTTAACCAACAATTACCTGTGACTTTTGTGGGTAAAAACTATGTTGGTTATGCACAAATTATTGCTGAGAATTTTTTACATCTTTTAGAAAATTTTGCCAAAACTTCTGCACCTACTAATCCTGTTGAAGGGCAGTTATGGTATGATAACAGTGCTGGGGTAAATCAATTAAAGGTATATGACGGCACAACTTGGGCTCCTGCCGGTAGTATTAAAAAATCTAACACTGCGCCCGCAGTGGCCAACAGCAATCTAGGTGATTTGTGGGCGGATACTGACAATCAACAACTTTATTTGTTCACTGGTAGTAACTGGGTGTTAGTTGGACCACAGTTTAGCAGTGGATTAAGAACTGGTGCTGAAGTTGAAAGTATTGTTGATGCAAGCAACATTACGCACAACATATTGAATTTGTTTGTTAGCGACGAAAAAATTGGCATTGTCAGTAAAGATGCATTTATTCCAAAATCTACAATTTCTGGATTTACTGAAATTAGACAAGGTTTTAATCTATCTAGTAAAGATTTTAACAGTAACAGTTTACCAAACAAGTTTTGGGGCACTAGTGAAAAGGCTGATTCGTTAGTAATTGGTGGAAATGCAGTATCGGCTTCTAGTTTTCTACGCGGCGACACAGCAAGTACAACAAATTTTCAGTTCAACGTTCGAAATCCTAGTGGACTCACTGTTGGTAGTTCGGGTGAATTAAGTATCACAATTGACAGTAATATTCCTACATTTAACAACAAGGCCAACGGATCAGCATTTGATTTTAAAACAGTCAACAACGGAGTAACCTCCACGGTGCTGCGTATTGACAGCACAAGGGCAGTTGGTATTAACAATACAGCACCTGCTGAAGCGTTAGACGTTACTGGCAACATCAAAGTCAGTGACAGTTTAATTGTTACAGGTGCTACTGATTCAACTAGTTTAGTTACGGGCAGTATTAAGACTGCAGGCGGTGTAGCCATAACTAAAAATTTAAGAGTAGGCGGTAATTTCACAGTTACTGGCACGTCGACTACATATCATGTGATTCCGGATGCTGACGGAACTTACGATCTAGGCACGGAGCCGTTAACTGGTGGCAAAGCATGGCGTAGGATATATGCTGATCAAATTTTATCACAAGAATTCGTTGGCAATTTAACAGGCAGTGTTACTGGCAATGTTACAGGATCTGCTAGTAAATTAAGTTCACCTACTGTTTTTCAACTTACTGGCGAAGTTTCTAGCAACACTGTAAGTTTTGATGGACAAAGTACTGCAGGGTTTGCAACTTTCACCACTACTATCAGTCAAGATTTTTTAACTAATCGAACAGAGACACTTACTAGTCAACTTAATGATGAAATTTTAATCAATCGACCTGGCACAGGATTAAGAAAATTTACCAAGACAACACTGCTGCAAGGCGTAGCAACCATGCCAATTGGAACAATTATGGGCTTTGGTGGCTCAGCACCCCCGACGGGCTATTTGTTCTGTGACGGTAGTGAAATCAGAATCGGTGATTACCCTGAACTGTTTGCAGTTATAGGCTATACGTTCAAAGCCACATCTTTGCTCATTGGCAGTTCTACTTTTGCACTGCCAGATTTGAGAGGAAGATTTGCGTTGGGTAGAGATAATATGGATAACGGCAACACTGTTCCCAGTATTGCTGATCCAACTATATTGATCGACGCCGGCGGAGGCAATGCAGATAGAGTCACTGATGTTTCTGCTGATACATTGGGCACAGGGTCTGGTACTGCTGAAAAATCTTTAACATTGTCTAACATTCCTGATCACGATCACGATTTGCGAGCCAATGCTGGAACACAGTTTTTTGCATTTAGAAACTCTAGCACTGTTATTCCTGATACTAACTATATCACAGGACAAGGTCCTACGGCTCCTGGTACTGGGCAATATCTTCCAACTAGCGGTGGTATCGATACTGCTGGTAGTTTAGGAGTTGCTTTTAGTATTATGAATCCCTATATGACAGTTAACTATATCATTTACACTGGTACATAATAAAAATGACGTATAATATTAACAAAACTGATGGATCATTGTTAGCACAAGTAGCAGATTCTGCGATTGATCAGATCTCAACAGACATTACACTAATTGGTAAAAACGTCAGTGGCTACGGGGAATTTATCAATGAAAACTTTGTAAAAATTCTAGAAAATTTTGCCAGTTCAACTCAACCCAACAACCCCATAGCAGGACAGTTATGGTATGACACAACAACCGGACGCCTTAAAGTATATAACGGTACCGGTTTCGGAGTAGGCAGCGGCCCTATTGTTTCAGGATCACAACCTACTGCTTTTGTCCAAGGTGACTTCTGGATCGACAATATCAATAAACAACTATATTTTTATGATGGTGTTGATTTGACATTGGCAGGACCGATCTATAAAGATACTCAGGGAAAAAGTGGGTTTGAAGTTATCACAATAGTAGACTCATTTCTGATTGAACATACTGCGGTTTTTCTATGGATAGGTAACAGTCTACTTGGAATTTTCAGCAAAGATATCGCATATACTCCGTTAAATCCTATTACGGGATTTACTGGACAAATTAGACGAGGATTTAATCCTGGCACATTAACTGGTCAGAAATTTTACATCACAGCCGCTGCTGCTGATGCATTGGTAGCACCCAGCGGCGCACTTAAAACCACTAGCAGTTTCATGCTTACTGAAGAAAATACCAGTACATTGGGCACAGTTACAATTCAAAACTCTATACCTCTAATACTTGGTCCTAATCAAAATAATGAAATTAGAACTAGTTTGACTTTGATAGAACACATCAGTAACAACACAGGACAAGATTTTAAAATTAGAACCAAAACTGGTGCAGGTTTAGAAGATGCTTTTACAATTCGTACTATTGATCAACGAATAGGTATCTACAAATCCAACCCGGTGGCCACATTAGATGTGGGAGGCGACGTGTTTATCAGTGGCAGTTTAACAGTTAAAGGCGCCACAACCACAATCGAAACTACCAATTTAACTGTTGAAGATAGAGTTATTACTTTAGCAAGATCTAGTGACAGCACTGCTAGTGAAGATTATGCCAACGGTGGCGGATTTATTGTCACTGGTTTCCCTACAGATCACTCTATGTTATGGGAAAAAGATAACGGAGTTCATTTCGGACAATTTAATATTAGTGAGAATATCAATTTACCAGCAGGTAAAGAAATAAGAATTAACGGACAATTGGTATTAAGTTCAACAAGTTTAGGATCTACTATTACCAGTGCTCCTGGTATTACCAGTTTTGGACCACAAACACAACTAACAGTTGACAACATTCTTGTGGATGGTAATACTATTTCTACTACAGATCTTAATGGTAATTTGATATTATCTCCTGCTGGTACTGGAAGTGTTAATGTTGATTCTAGCCGCATTATCAATGTTACTGATCCGTCTGGCGCACAAGATGCAGCTACTAAAAATTCTGTAGAAACTTTTGTTAAAGGCAGAACTCTTGCAGTGACAATTGATTGCAGTGATTTTACAGTGGGTAATATTGACACTAAAGTGGGTATTATTTTAACTAGACTGTACCCGCCTGGGTCCTATCAAAACGGAACTTTTGCCGAAGTGCTGTGTACCAGCACTCAAGCCCAGTTTACGGCTATTGATGTGGCTAGTCAGATTTCTAGAACTTACAAAGCAGTATTAAGTATAGACGGTTCTACACAAGAAAATGTGTTGGAAGATTTCAGCGTCGGCAGTGTACCTACTGGTAGTGCTACTATCACAGTTACACGCCTATTCAAGCAGTTTCAAATACAAATTGGAGTCTGGGCTAAGACCCTTGAATATGGTCCTGCACATACCACGGGTCTCGGACTGTGATTTTGATATAAATATAGAATAAAGGGGTTTGGCAATGTCCTATAGTGTAGATAGATATCGCGGGTCAGCAACTTATACAGTTGAGGACGGCACCATTGATAGTAGTTTAGATATCAAATTAATTGGTAAAAATTATGCCGGTTATGGAGAGTTACAAAATGAAAATTTTGTACATTTATTAGAGAACTTTTCAGGCGCCGATGCACCTGCTCGGCCATTAAGCGGGCAACTTTGGTTTGACAGTTCCAACAGTAAACTTAAGTTTTACGATGGCATTAAATTTAGAACCACGGGCGGCGCCGAAGTTGGCCCTAATGCTCCTAGTGGACTGACTACTGGTGATTTTTGGTGGGACAATGTCAATAAACAATTGTATTCGTGGGATGGCGGCGCATTTGTTCTAGTAGGGCCGTTGGGAGTTTCTGGTGCCGGCACCACACAATTTCGATCTAGAAATGTGTTAGATACATTGGGCAATAGTCATGCAATTATTGAATCTATTGTTGATGGCACTACAGTTTTTATAATTTCTGCAGATGAATTTACATTGAACGTTAGCAATGCAATTACCGGCTATAGTTTAATTAAAAAAGGAACTACTTTAATTTATTCAAGTTCAGGCACAACATCAACAGATCATGTGTATTGGGGAACTTCGAGTAATTCTTTAAAACTAAACGGATTAAGTTCTAGTGATTTTGTACTGGCCACCGCATCCAACTTCAGCGGTGTTGTTAGTTTTGCAGATGTGGGATTTAGAGTAGGTAACGACAACGATTTGCGAGTTTTTGTTTCTGGTGGAGACACTCCTACGATTCAGAACCAAGTTGGAACAACAATCACATTCCAAACAACATCAGCCAGTGTCACGGTAACACCCTTAAAATTAGTAGCAAGTGATGTTCTACCTGGTGTAAACAATATTACAAATTTAGGATCTTCAATTTTAAAATTTGCCACAGTTCACGCAAACAGTTTTAGTGGCCCTGCTACACAGGCTGACAGTTTAAATGTAGGCGGAACATACCGAACGGCCGCAGTTACTGCCACAGCCAACACGGTGGCTGTTAGAGACGCATCGGGCAATTTGGCCGCTAATATTTTTAATGGCACAGCAACTTCTGCACAATATGCTGACTTGGCTGAAAAATATCTGCCTGATGCAGAATATTCTATAGGCACTGTTGTGTCGGTAGGAGGCCCCAAAGAAATAACAGCCAGTAATACTGGTGACAGAGCAATAGGTGTAATTAGTGAAAATCCAGCGTTTATGATGAACAAGGATTTAGAGGGCGGAGTTTATGTTGCCTTAAAAGGACGAGTTCCTGTAAAAGTTGCAGGCACTGTGATTAAAGGACAACGATTGGTAGCGGCTGCTGACGGTACTGCTGTTATTTCAGCAGCACATAATTCAAATGTGTTTGCTATTGCTCTAGAAACAAATGCAGATACTGGTATCAAACTAGTTGAATGTGTAATATTATAAAGGATTAGTGATGCCATCTGGTGTATTTCCAAAAGTAACAGGCGAATTAATTTTTGCAGCCGATTATAATACCATGCAGACTACCATATCTTCAGTGATGGGAATAGGTGCAGGAGATGAAGGATACGGACAAGAAATTTCCAGTAGCCAGATTGTTCCAGGTACTACTGCACAAGTTATTCAATGGTCAAGATTACGTACTGATATGATATTGGCACGCCAACATCAAACTGGAGTAGATGAAAGCGGCAGTTTAGCGTTGGCATCTAGTGCTATTGCTATCAACAGCACATTAGCCAATCAATATTTTACTTTTGCTGATCTTGTAAGATCGTCTAGATTAACATTGGCAACTACAGGCGGAAACAGTTCTACAGAAACACTGGTGAATCAAACTAGAACAACCAGTTGGAATGGGACTGTGACACACACTGTGACAATAACTTTTCCAGGTTATACTACAGGAGCATTGGTAGTCAGTGCAGTTAATCATGCACGAGCATTTTTTAATGGCGGTGGCCAAATTTTAATCAGTGCAGCAAAAAGCGGTGGATCTACGTCAGCATCTAAAAACATCACGTGGACCACAATGTTAGGAAACGGCGCTACTCCTAGTGGATTTGGTACTATATCTCTTAATCACACTGCTACTACCACAGTTGCTGGCACAGCATCATCTGCAGGCACAACATATGGTATTGGATGGTATGACCTATCCACAAGTGATCAACTGATTTTTAACAAAACAGCACCCGCAGGCACCTACGCTGCCAATGATTATGAAGTATATGCTCGCAGAAATGCAGGGTCAACTGAACTAATTCTTACCATTCAATTTAAAGACGATGCAAGTGGTACCGTTGACGAAGATATTGATGGTAATTTGCAGAGTTTAATTCGACAAGTTCGCCCATCAGGTTCCAATGTGTCAATACCTAGCCCCACAGCATCGGGCACTGGTCTTCTTTAATCAAAACAAATCACTCACTATTTTTTTCTAGATAATTACTTGTAACTATCTAGGAAATTTCTATGGATGAACGCTTAGAAAAAGCATTTCAAACAGCCAATTTTATGGCTACTTTAAATCTCTCACGTAAAACAGCACTGGAAGAATTTAAACAAAATTTAATATTTTATCAAAATGGTTGTAGTTTTAC